GGTTCTATTAATCGGTTGCAACACCGGCTTCTTCCCTCATAAATTATTTGGAACAAGGCTTTCTAAACTATCATAAATTATTTGTTGTGGTTGCAGGTTTGTCTCTTTCGACACGCACCATTTCCCACACCCTTTAAACGCAGGGTGCTGCTTTACGCAGTCTTCTTGTAACCACTCTACCTGGTCGGTCTTTAAGGACTTCCATCATCATCATGGTAAGTCCGAGTTCTTCATAGTCGCGTAGGCGTCCATTGCCCGTTACTACTCTAAACAAGTGGCTCGCGGCGAGTTTGCGGTCCTTATGTGGTTGAGGGGTCTTTATTGGCCATTTCACCCCACCACCGCTATTTCACAATTGCCGGCCAGTAGGTATTTTAGCAGTCTTACTGAACATCTGCTGCAATGCTTTCCACCGCGCATTGATTCCGGCCCATGACATCCACTCAGGCACAGGTCCATCATTGTACACTAACGTAGCGTACTGTAAGAATCCCCCAGCAACGACGCCGTCGTTACGTGATTTAAGATCCTTTTCCCACACCTTTAGTTTCTTCGCAGCACTTCCATCCATCGGAGCAACTCCCGTTGACGCTCGCGACTTCACAATCACCCCCAGTTGATCCCATGCCCCTTTTGAGGGCATGGTCATTGTAGCGGCTAACCGTACTGCATCTCTAACGATGCGTCTCCCACGAATGAAGAAGCCCATTATCTCCACTCCGTCACCAACTACAAAGCCATCCCGTATTCCGGCGAAATGGTAGTATTTGGCTTTATGCCCCCATCTTTCCTCGATGTTCTTATAGTAGTTGTCGAACCACTTTTCCTCGTTTACGATCGTTGGCATCGCAACGAGGTGATCATCTCCACAAGTCCAGACATCACCATCTCTGCCTCCCCTCTGAAGCTCCCTCCGGAGTGTCATCCAATTAGCCAGACTATCAACGAGCGTCGTCCACGGATTACCGCTTGCAACGCCAGTGTCGAACTTCCATTTCTCATCCGCAAGTACACCATGCTTATCAAGCATGTGTGCACATTCAGAAATGAACTAGTTGTCCTTCCACCTGCTATAGCCATAGCATGAACGCATGATTGCAAATGACATTATAATTGCTTGTCTCGACACGCTCGAGTCATAGCCACTATAATCCCCA